CCGTTTCTTGTATAGTATAATTCCTTTACACATCAGACCATCAAACGGGAAGGGAAGTCCACGCCTCCATTACCGCCCGCAGCACTTCTTGAACTTCTTTCCGCTGCCGCAGGGACACGGATCGTTCCGGCCGATCTTCTTTCTGCCGGTCCCGTCCGCTGTCGGCGCGTCCCGGTAATAGAGCGCGGCCAGCTCGTTGGGCGTGTGGCCCTTGTTGGCCCAGAGCCGGGTGTTGTTTTTGACGGACATCATTACCTTCACGAAGGCTTCGACGGCGCTGCCGTCAAGCTCCATGTCATAATCGCTCAGAATATCGTAGATCTGCTCCATACCGGCCTCAATAACGCAGGCGTACTGGATCTCCCCGGCGATCTCCTCCGCGTCCCGGCGGGGCTGATGTCCCTCGTTCATCAAAAAGGCGGTCAGGGCATCCATCTGCGGTGTGCGCTCATAGTAGCTCCAGTCGGCATAGCGCAGCAGTGCGTCCTTTTCCGGAATATACCGGGGCTTTCCTCCGCATTGGCGCATCAGATCCCGCACATCCTCAAAGTCATTCTCCTCGAACTCTCCGCAGACGATATACTCCTCCCAGAAGCAGTAGGGCGCGCCCACGGCCACATGGCGGAGCAAAGCCGGGAACAGTTCCTCCTCTGAGGTGGGCTGACTGTTCTGACGGTTGAAGATGTCCACAAGATCCAACTGGCTGATAGCGCCGTACAGATGGACCGCGGCCATGGCATAGCTGTCCAGCAGATCATAGCGCGCCTTTCGCTCCGTGAAGCCCTCCCGCTCCAGCTGGTGAAACACCTTGCTGATCTCGGTGGGAACTGTCACGATCAGATCCTCCTGAGAAGCATCACTAACAAGGTATCCGAGATCCTCCAGCAGACTGCACTGCTCGGGCAGGGCCTTTTTCACCTTCACCGGTTCCCGGCTTTTTGCCGCCCGCCTGAACAGCAGGAAAGCCGGCTGGTCGATGATGTAAAGGAGCTCCTCCATGCGTCCCGGCTCCCGGAGGGCGGCGCTCACCGCCTCCACCAGCGCGGACTTGTTCATCTTGGAATATCCCTTTACATAGTAATTCTTGGCCAGTTCCTTCAGCTTCGCCGCGCTTGCTTCCGCCAGCACCGCTCCAATGTCGGGCTTTCCCACGTCTCTCAGTACCATATAGCTCTCCCTTTTCTGAACACCGCTTGCCATTCCGCCCCGTGGAGGCCGATGCGCCGCATGATATAATATATCGGCAGATCAAGGTCTCATACAGGGGTGCAGCCCCTAATGCAGTGGATATAGGCCACAATCCCATTAATCAATAATAAAACAAAAACAGGTCTATCAATCGATAGACCTGTTGTTTGTTAGGACACCAATTGCCTAAGAGTGACGCCAACACATGACGCTTACCTCGAATATGGCACTTACTTAGGACTTACTTTTGGCATCTTTACTATAGCATATGCGGGTCCGAATGTCAATATTCTGAAAAAAATTTACAAAAGCTGCAATGGAAATTCAAAAACGCCCTTGACAACACCACTGGCTTTCAGTGCATCAAATTCTGCTGTATAGCCACCATTAATTAAATGAGAATAGTATGTGTTCGCAAAAACATCGGCAATTTGAATCTGGCGAACATTTGCAGAATTACAGTATTCAACAGTGAATGGTCCCACACAATGACCGCCGAGAACCAACTCGGTGTTCAGATAGTCGCATAAAAAGTGTTTTGTTTCAGTCTTTTCGTTACGCTCGTCAAGGTGGAGATTACACACTTGGTCAGGCAATATTCTTTGTTTTATGTAATATTGGACAGCAAGACGTAATGTGTAATTAAATGCCCTTGCAGTATTTTTACAAAACCCAGATGTCAACTTTTTATTTGCGATCTTGATATAATAAACCTCTATGTCATCAGGCCGATTAAAATATGTGAGAAATTTCTTTTTTAAATTACCTGAAAACACATTACCTTTGAGTTCTCGGAATTTTCCATCAACAAACATCTGGTTGCCTTTGCGTCTCACCTGCCCCGTTTTGGAATTGACCTTTGGCTTGTCGGCTTTTCTAAGTTCTGTCAGATTCGCGGCAACAAATCGCTTATGTGCTTTTTTCAGCTCTTTTCCATTTTTGGAGTATATCAATGCGACCACAAAATAGTCACAGTAATTTTTGGGGGTACTATTCAGCGAACCAGATTCATCAATAAAAATGTCCATTGGGTATAACCTCGGATAATATGATAAATAATTATAACACATTACCCGAAAAAAGGAAATAGGGAAGAACATGGTAGAATACTCAAAAGTATACTAATGGTTTATACCGGCCAAGGCAGAGACCTTCTCCCAGTTGCCTTATCCATAAGGCCTAGCTGCATATGAACAGCCACCATCTCAATGAGCGCATGCTTATTGAGATGGTACTGCCCCTACACACTTTCGGAGATACCCGCCTCTTGCGGTTGTGCCGGTGATTTTCTTTTATCTCCCGTTCAGTGTCTCAACGATCTCCGTCCGCTGTTCCTCCGTCAAACGGGGATAGTCCTTCAAAACCTCGGATAAGTCCTCGCCCCGCTCCACTCTCCGCCGCGCCACGCGGCACACCAGCGCCACAGCCGTACTCATTCGCCCTCACCTCCGAACATCAGTGCCGCCACCAGTTCTTCCAGTTCCTCCAGACGGGTCTCTTGTGTAGGATGCGCCGCGCGGTAATCCGCCCGCAGAGTTTCCGAGCAGTCCGCCTTGCCGGACAGCTCGTAGCCCTCCGCCAGCGGCGCATACGCCGTCCCATCCGCCGCCAGGATACTGTCCGCCGTGTAGCTCTGCGCGTTTTCGACGGTCAGTACAGGCTGATCCGTTCCGATTTTATAGAAATGCAACGTCATTTCCTTCACCTCAAATGAATTTTCCGCCCTTAATGATCGCGCTCATTTCGTCCCTTACGTTATAATTTCCGCCCAATGTATCCGGGACATGATCTCCCAACAGCACAAGCCCGCCCAGAATGTGACGGGCCCCGACGTAATTGTTGCTGTAATCCGTTGCGGGATTAGTTCCATAAATTTCAACACGGCCGCCCCAACTGGTAGTAACCACGCTTTCCAGATCGTGGAACGCGCAGCTTGCCAGCACAGCAGAAGAATTGTAAAAAACTCCCACGCCTCTTCCGTTCTGGGCGTGACCGTTAAAGGAGCACCCGTCCGCATATACCGCACTTCGTTCGCAAAGGATACAGCATCTGTATGGACTCGCCGTTTCGTCCAACTCCCATTTCACCGTTTTCATCTGTACCGGAATGCTGCAATTTGTGATCCGAAAGCCTTTTGTAAACACGCAGTCTCCCAAATTGTCCGCACGGAACGTAAAGCTGCCGCAGCCATAGAAATCCTTCACATAAACAATGTCCGAATTCGTTCCGCTGAGGGTGATGATATGATGCTCCGTCAGCAGGCGGGGAAGGGCATCGAGATAGGCCTGCAGTTCTGCTGCGGGTATGGTAACGGCACAGGATGACGCACCGGTAGTCAGCACCATCTTCCGCACAGGCGCGCAGTCGCTTTCGGTAATAAGACCGGCAGGGGAGCAGAGCACCGCTGCGCCGCCGTCCTCGCTGACGGTCTGCCGCAGATAAAACCGCAGCACCGTGTCGCTTCCGGCCTGAATGGTCACAGGCTCGTCCAGCCGGTAGACGCAGTAGAGAATTTCCCCCTCATCGGGATCCTCCGCATAGACGCCAAGCTCCGTCAGCGTGTATGAGTCTTCCAGCTCCATGGTAGCCAGTGTCACGGGCAGAACGGCAGTGTTCCCGACACAGCGGGCCTCGCCCACCGCCAGCGTCTGCCGGATCTCCGACAGCGCCGCGGCGTTGGGAATGTCCGTGGTATACCCGCTGCCGCCCACCACGCGGATCACCCGCAGGCAGGCACCCGCAGCGGTTTTCGCCGTCAGCGCAAGGCCCTTGTTCGTATATGTTCCCTGAATATTCATAACCCGTCTCCTATCTCAGCCGCCGGATGCCCCGTCTGGGACGCTGGGGCAGGGGAGCCGTCACCACCGGCGCGGAAGCGGGCAGACGGCTCTTCACGTCCTCCGCCAGAGACGCCTGATACGCCGCGCGGAATTCCTCTGTCCGGCGATCCGTGTCGCCGTCGTCGCCGCCCGCCAGCAACGGTGCGAAGGACTGGGGCACGCCGCCCCGCTCCAAGGCGGCTCTGGCCCGCTCCACCTGCTCCCGGCGGAGCTTTTCCGCCCGCAGAGTTTCCAGTTCCTGCTTTTCTTCTTCGTTCATACGTTACTCCTCCGTCTCCATGGTTTCCTCGGCCTTGCGCCGCAGTTCCTCCTCCGCGTCCTTCACCCACGGCAGCTGTTTCAGAATGGTGCGCTTGGACAGCAGGGGAGAGAGGGACAGCAGCGTGCTCGCCAGCGCCGTGTGATCCTGCGGCAGATTCTTGTAAAACGTGACCTGCCCCTGTTCCAGCGCCACCGGCGTCCCCAGCAGGGCAAAGCCGCCGGAAAGAGCCGTCAGCAGCCGGTGCAGGCCGTCCATAAAGCTGCGCTCCTTGGCAAGGCGCACCTGCTCGATACCCCACAGCTTATACTGCATCGCCACGCCGGAGGCGTTCCCGGCGAAACGCTCGTCGGAGAGATCCGGCGTCATGCTCAGTTCCAGAATGCTGCGGCGCAGATTGCTCTCCAATTGGGCGAGGGACTCGTGGTTCAGATTCTTCACCACGAATTCCGCACGGCCGCCCTCCGCCAGAGAGAGGATGCGGGTGCGGTTGGCCTCGTCGATGTCGCCCTGGGTCGTTCCCTGCATCCCGTACAGGGCGAGGAAGGCGTTGGCCACCGACTGCATATCGTCCATGGCCCCGGAGAGCAGCAGGTTGTACGCGTCCATCAGACCCGTCACCATCTCGAAATCGCCGCAGGTCTGGCAGTTGTTGTTGAAGGGTACCAGTGCCAGATGCCCCGGCAGATTTTCCTCCGGCGCGCCCAAAGCCACCCACTGACCGTCCCATGTGAAGGGCGTGACCCGCTCCTCCTCGTAGAGCATCC